TAATAGCCACAGGATTCTTACCGTTCTCTTGGAGGTAACGGTTATTTCCTACAATATGCTTTACAAAATCCTTCAATTCTGTAGTGTTCAATACTACTTGCTTAATGTTTGCCATCTTAATTTAATTTGATAATTTGACCTGGTAATTTATTATTAATTTCTGAACGGGAACTAAGTACCCACAGAATATGCCCCTTAGGTTTAGCAGGAGCTGGTGCTTCTCCATCTGTAAAATAAATCAGACATGTATAGTTCTTTTGATTAGCGTCATAATACTCTACAACTGGTTCAAAAGAGGTACCACCACGACCATGTAATTCAATCTTGTTAGACTTCTTGTATGGTCTGATATCACTAATTGCAGTATCACACTGCACAACAGTTACATCACATCCTGTCTTATGCATATGATGAACCTCTGAGAAAAACTCTTTTAGTTCATCAGTGCTAACAGAACCTGATGTATCTATAGCCACTAAGATGTGTTTCTTCTGTTTAATCTTAAGACCGGGGTTATCCTCAAATCTTTTGTTAAACTTCCGTCTTAGTTTCTTGGTATAAACTTTTACAGATCTACCTACAAATCTTCTAATATATCCACGCCAGTCAAACTTAGCTTCCTCAAATGCTGTGAAGTTATCTATCAGCTCTTTGATTTCACCAGGTACTGAACCACGGGACTTTCTAACCTCTTCAGCTAGTTCCTTCATCTGATACTCCATCTGGGTTTTAAGCAGACGTTTCTCAGCTTCACCCATGTTCTCAAACTCTTTCCAATCATGGTTAGGATTATTAAGACCATCCTCAGACTGAGGTTGTCCCTGATCCATAGCATCCATAAGATTTTGTAGAGTCTGATTATCCTGTTGTTTACTCAGAATATCATAGTAAGCTCTGGTACCAGCTTTGGGAGGAAGATCAATACCTGGGAATGATTCTAGATTTAGACCACCTTCTGGTAAATACTGATCCTCAATATACTGATTGATCTCAATATCTGCAGCGATGTTAAATAGTTTAGCATCTTGGAAGCTATCTCTCATCAGTGGATGAAAGAATGCTAGATGCAGCATCTCATGTTTAGTGAGACCTATTCTATGGTCTAGACTCAGTGTATCCCAGAACTCAGGATTGATCCGTAGTTTATAGTTGATGTTGTGTTTAGCAACACCCGCTGTAGGTAACTCAGTAGACCATTCCTTTTCTGTCATAACTAGAAAAAGCCCGTAATAGGGCTCTTTCAACATTAGTTCTTTACAAACTTTAGAAAGACTTTCATTTCTTGTTAAGCTCATGTCTTCTTATTGCAATTGCGGTTTCCATACTAAATGTCATGCTAAATCCTGGAATATCCAGTTTGTACTCGTGTACCCTATTATTTTTTACAATATGGGTTTTTATAAAATCTTCGATGTCTTTTTGTAATGGATAGAATCTTTCCGGATCATCCTGTACTATGATAGCATCTATGACCTGGGTAATACTCATTCTTTCTACAATCCTATCTAGATACTGTCTTGTAGAGCAGTCAAACTTTTTAGTATTTGACCTTTCATCTATAAGTTTTAAAATAGCATCAGGGGTATTGTAACCGAAAGGATCTGCAGTATACTTGGTCTTTACATCAATGATTTTATTAATGGCACTTAGACATCTGAGTTTACCATACATAGCCCATAAAATAGTTCTAGGTACGTGCCTATCCATATGACTAAACTCTATAGCAGTAAACAAAATAAAAGGAAGGCATTTTTTTTCGTCTGCTCCTTCTAGTATACCAAGACCTATATCCCTATCTGCTTTAGATTCAGATAGCAACATAGACCTTACACTTTTATATCCATCGTAATCAAGTACAGCTCTCTCAGAGACCTTTTCGTTTTCCATATTCTGACATCAATAATGCGTCAACATATCCGTCATGTGGTTTAGTAGCTCTTTCACCAAATGTAAAAGTGTTACCAGGAAATAATCTTTTAGCAGCTACTAGAGCCATTGCTTTAGTATCTCTAGAAGTTTTACCAGTAATAGTAATCTCTTCTACTCCTGTAAACATTTCTTTCTGCCATTGTTTAGCAGGAATCTTTGTGTAAGGAATACGAAGAGCAATAGCCATCATCTCTACTGCACCAGATTGGTGACCCATAGAGAATGCGGTAGTCTTAGAACTACCAAAGATGACTCCCAGTTTCTCAAAAATCATATGTGGATGACAATCATAGAGCTCATAATGTCTAGCATTCATGTGCTGTATGATGTCATACATAAATGCATAATCTACTTCATCCTTAATCATGGGAACAGCATAAGCTTCAATTTTCCCATCAGGATGTTGGTAGACTATGGCACCTTTCTTTCCAATGTCTATACCTATATAACCTTTAGTCATTTAGTTCTTGTATTTCTTCAACCAAGTCTCGGACAGCTTCTATGATATCATTCTTTAGCTCATCAGTTAGAGTTTGTAGATAGAGTCCATCCATCCATACGTCAAAGCGTTCCATCGCTTTCTTTTGTTCTTTGTTCATGTACATTAAGTAAAGGGGTTAGTATTTGTTTTACCGCTTTTTGACCATGTTTTTTTACAGAGTCAGAAAGATCTTTTTCCATTGGCAAAAGTATGCTAGGTAATTTATATAGTTCATAATACCTTTCCATAGCTTTAATACCTGCGGTGTCATTGTCAAACATACAAGTAATTACCTCATATTTGGTTTTTAGGTAATCGATGACTTCCGATCTAATAACAGAACCCTCAGAATCCGGAGCTATAAACTCCACAGGATATCCAAGTTTCTTCAAACACATACCGTCCTTTAGTGAGCTGGTAATAACAAGATGTGGTTTATCAAACTGTAGCTGATCCATACCTTGGATATAAGTAGCTAGTTTCATAAACTTCTTGTCTTTGTTATACGGCTGATAAATCTTGTAGAGTGTACCATCTTCTCTAAAATAACCGTATACATAGGGCTTTTGGGTGACAAAAAAATCATAAACACCCTCATCATTTTTACTAAAAGTAAATGAGCTCAGTGGTTTTACATGATACCTCTCTAGTATATCAGAATCAATCCCATATGCTAGCCAGTAATCTGCATCACCACGAGTCCATCCCCTAGTGTCATAACTCTCTAATTTGTAGCTTGCTTTTTGTTTTATTTCTATTTGACTTCTGCCACCAGAAGTTTTGAGATAAGCTCTATAATCTTCTAGAATCTTATTAATAGCTTCACCTTTAGAAAGGTTAAAAAACTTAGCAACAAATAGAGTAGAATCACCACCATTATCGGTAGAAAAGTCTTTAAAGAAATACCTATCTTCTCTACAGAATATTACCATAGAAGGTACACTGTCTCTAGAATTAAACAGAGATCTAATCTTTACATCTTGACCTACTAGTTTTTCACTTAGGTTACAATAAGTCTCGAATACCCATGATGAAGGTACCTCAGCAATGCTGGTAACAATATGTTTAGTACTTATCATAGCATAAAAATATAAAAGGGGGATATTACTCCCCCCTTTACTTGTTAACCTTTTAACTAATCTAAATTAAAATCAGCGGAAACTTTTGAGGTAGTAGGGATATCGAAATCCGAATCACCATTACTCTTAAAAGAACTTACAGATTCTGACTTAGCTTTTTTAATGTGCTTATCTGTATCAAATGTTGGAACTTTAACAGATTCTGCATCAACACTTTGAAAAGATAGTTGTCCTCTTTCAGGGCGAATAAGATGCATGTCATAGCTGTTGTAACCAGCTTTGTTTACATACTCTCTTGCACCAATACAGAAGTTCATATACTTGTCTTTGAAAGGAGCGTCACTGTTGAAAGCAGATACAAATTCTTCGATGGTGTTAAAAACATTGTCATGCTCTTCCAACCATTTTGTGCTGCCTGTTTGCTTACAGATATTCTCAATGATGCGTACAATCTCTGTATCACGACTAATCTTAATACCACTCTTTGTAGTACCGTCTGAATATGCCCACTCGCTTGTTTTAACACGAGCTACTTGACCTTCATATCTTGGTCCATTTGCATCATCTTTATTTACAAGCAAACCTTCAAAACCTTCTTCGGTAATAGGTTCGGTCTCCAGGTGTAAACATACGTGGTATGCACCTTCTTTGTAAGGAACTGTATCTAGAGTTACAGAGTTGATTTTACATTTTACGTTACCGGGTTGGATGATTTTGCTTACACCACCGGTTGAGCTTGAAACTTTTGTGCTAATCATAATTTTAATCTATATAAACGTTATTCCAATTAATAGTCATAGTGTTGTCTTCGTTTAGTTCTGACAATACTATTTCTTGATTTCTAAGATGTTCAGGTCTTGCGCCGCAAGATATCTCGTCGGTGGTTTTAAAACTAAGAACGTTTTTATTACCCTTACGATACAGATATCCTATAGCATCTGACTGCGAACTTGTGATTCTCTTTAATTTACCAGTGAGATCTAGGTCAAGAGCATTAAACTCTGAACCGTTTTTCTCTAATACAACATCTTTTACGTGCCCTACAAGTATAACACGAGGTGCCCAAGTTTTGATAAAGTCAATAACTTTAGTAAAAGCTTCCCTTAACCAGGGATAACCTGCACCATTAGGTAAGTTTAGAATACTACCATACTTAGGTTTACCATCAGTAAACCAGTTCTTACCCATAGAAGACTTAGAGTATAGATCCTCAGCAAAAGGAATACACATCTCCTCTAGAGCAGTAATAGTATCTATAGCAACATACTTGTAAGGATGTCCAGCATCTTTAATAGCTTTACCTATCCTCTTGATGTCATCAATAGATCTTGCTTTAAGTTTCATAGCATCTACATAGTCGCTACCATCTTCAAGATCCACGATAAGACAATCATCGAGGTTAGCTAGCAAAGTAGTTTTACCTACTTTGGGTTTGCTAAAAATAATAAGATTCTTTGGACTTTTGGTTTCTGCCGGTACTTTCTTGGTGGGAAGTACTAGCTCTTCAGGATTTTCGCTCATTTATCTGTAATTAATTTATTTAACCATGTTTTATGGCTCAAAGGTTTACCTAACATGATGGTAGCAAAATCTCTTACAGTCATTTGACTAATAGGACAATCGTCCACAAAGTCTACTAATGACTTAAAAGGATCAGCTTCCTGTTCTTTCTTAGGTAGATTTACTTTACTTAACTCACTTACAGGTACTAGATATCTAGCAGTAGATAAGTCATTAACTTGGGTAGGTTCATACTCTTCTTTCCAGTGAGGATTGTATTTCAAAACCCATAGAGTTCTGTTACTGTCCTCAGGAGTATACTCCCGGTTAATAAATTCTGTGTAGATATCGTCACCTTTGCTTAATTCGCTAGGAAAAAAACTTACGTATAACTCATCCTTATCTACAGGACGATATGCAATTTTAGGATAGAAATAGGCGTGAGGTTTACCTATTTCTTCAAATACAGGTTGATGCTTTTGTCTTAGCTCTGCAACTAAATCTTTCGTTGTTTTCTCTTGTGTTTTAATCATAAGTTTACTTATTAATTCTTCTTTCTTGTTGGGCAGGAGTTTCCATCTCCGATACCCGCATTTTTTCAAATTCAGCTCTGAAAAAACTCATCCGGTTATCACCGTTCCTACACTTAAGAAAGTGCATGACAAGAACTCTGTCATTTTCTATTACATATCTATCCGGACCATAGAATCTAATCTTCTGTTTACCTGGTCTGTTAAGTCCTATCAGTGTGTCAGCATGCTGTAACAATGCGTCTGATCCAAAGATGTCGGACTCTAGAATGTAATTACCGTACTTACCATCCTCACTACGTTCAGGATTGTCTATATTACGGTTCAACTGACTAAGGATAATAAACGCTATGGGATATTTCCTCTTAAGTTCTGTAATAGCCTCACCAAGATTGTAAAGTGTGTCGTACTTATCTTTCTCGAAAGGTGCCTTTTTAAGTAGCAACGAGTGATCTAGGGTAACAATAGTCTTTCTGTAGTAAGAATCAGTATCTGTTTGAACTAGATTCTGTTTCATGTACAGTCCGATTTGTTCCTTAAACTCGTTAACCGTCAAAGGATCCTCTACGATGTCAATAGGAAAAACAACTCTCTTCTTGGCATACTCATAACATTTGGTAAGATCTTCATCAGATAACTTACCGTCTGCACTACACAAGTATTTATAGGACTTACCTAAAACACTTGAGTACTCTCTGATAGCGCTTGTTCTACCAAGCATCTCAAACTGAAACTCTAGTACCCTAAAGTCTTCGTCACTGTTCAGGTTAAATGCTTCTCTAATAATCTGATCTTTAATTAGAGTTTTACCTGCACCAGGACGTCCACCTATAACTGTAAGTGAGTTCCATTCTATACCATCTGTAGTTGCATCATTAAACTTGGTCCACGGGGTTTTAATACTTTTAATCTTCCCATCCATTCTCCCCTTCATGTATTCGAGGGATTGGACAAAAGATTCTTTCTGACTTCTCCAGAGTACCGGTGTTTCCATGTTTATTGTGGTTCTGCAATATACTAAATTAAACGACTTTTTCCGAGAAATGGTTCTCGTCAGTTTCATAATCATTGTTAACTACTGACGAGCAATAATTAGCAAGTTCTGAGTCTCGAGTTCTATCAGGATTCATCTTGCTTATGAAGTACTGAGAAGTCTTCATATACAAATAATTCTTTTTCTCATACTCGTCTACATACAGCGCCGTAGCACGTATGACTACATCCCAAGTATACTCGTAGTTCTTAAAGAACCACTCAAAATTACTTTTAATGTTCTTGCGGTCAGATCTTGCTAACTTACCACTAGGTAGCTTACCCTTAGGAAATAAATCAAGGTACTGCGTAATAGAGTCCTCTGTTATAACCATAGAAGTCTTTTTAGGGACTTTCTTACTGACCGGTATTTTCTCAGCGATTTCTACACCTTTGTTAGTAATTCTACCATCAGCAGAAACATAACCAGCAACCTGTAGTCCGCGCAACTCTGTATACATGTTTATATACAGAGGTTTTTCTTGTACATATAAGCAATAAAGAAGATACAGTTGATTAGGCGTTAACTGACTCTCCCGCATTAACTGTGGTAGGAAGTTCATTTGAAGTTTCGGTGTTTAGGTATTTGTTAAACTTATCTACGAAATCATTGTAGTAGGGGAGAAACTCTTCTTCTCTACTAGTTAAACGACTTATAGCATTTTCTCTAGACCATATAATGGTTGGATGAGAAACACCAAACGCTTTTGCTACTTCACCTACCTTATAACCACCTTCTATTGCAATATAAGCTGCAACTTGACGGTAGTAAGCATACTTGCGTAATCTGCTTTTTACGTTAAAAGCTTCATAAGTCTGTTTTGCAAACTCCATAAGCTTCTCTAAGGTAAACGACGACTCTACTCTTACCATACGATTTTGGGTTTTGATTGTTTTACTAAATAACTGTTGATCTTATTGAATAGATCTCCACAGTCCCATTCGGTACCAGAGTATGATGCGCTAGCGGGGTGCGAAGTTATAATTTTGTAGTTCACATCAGGTATCAAATCGGAAAATTCTTGAGCTTTTTTACCCAAAAAAACATAAACAAGAGGGTCACTATTCCACACTAGAGCATCTAATATGTTGACCATCATGTTTCTCCATAGAATTTGATGTGTACCTGGTTTACCTATAGAAGTTGTAAACGCAGTGTTGAGAAGTAATATACCCTGATCAGCCCACCTAGATAGGTCATTTGACTGAACAGGAGCTCTATCTTCCTGAGGTACGGTATCCATAATACATTTCTGCATATACTGCAGAGATACTTCTGTACGATTTTGTCTACTGCATGAAAATGCTAGACCATCTGCTACATCTATTTGTGGATAAGGATCCTGCCCTATAACAACAACACGAGTTTTATTAAAAGGACATAATTTTAGGGCTCGGAAAATATATTTTACTGGAGGAGTAAATCGTTTACCATCCATAGCTTCTTTTAACAGCATCTCTAAGATTTTATCCATCTCAGTACCCTGTAAGAAACTTTTAAGTTTATCATCCCAGCCTGTGTCTTTAAGGTCTAGATAAAGTTTATCTTTTACATCTTGTAGGTTTACAGAAGTTATCATATTTTTGTTTAAATAATTTTAGTTATGTCGGAAGAAGTAAAAACTCCAGAGGAGAATAAAGAAGAAAAACCAAAGATCTACGAAATAGAAATCATACCTGCAGAAGCTATGATTAAAGTAGAAATCAGTGGTTTATTCTATGCTCGTCTTAACAACTTCATGACTAACTATTATAAAATTCCAAACGGAGTTGATCCTAAAGAATTTACTACTAGAGCTTTAGATCCAAAACGTACCGATAAAAGCGAAGACGAGTTTCATTTTGAAACAGTCATGGGTTTACTAATAGGTCTTGAACAAGAAGCTCGTGAGCAAAAACTCACAAAAGTTGTCAAATATGACGTAGAAAAAGAAAGCGTTATAGAAGAGGAAAATCCACCTGCTCCCCAAGATCAAGAGCAGACTGAATCGCCAAACTCAACTCCTCCTTCGAGCACTGAGCAAACGACTTAAGTTCTCCTTCAGGAGTATATAAGTTAGCTTTGTGCTTTACTATGTCTTTTACTTCTTCATGAGTATATCCAAGATGTTTCGACAACTCTCGAGTACATGCTTGGAGTTTACTTATCTGTGCATAAGTACCATCTGTACTTTGCTCTTCATAGGTAACCTGAATAATGGCACCTTCCTCTACATTCTTTAAATAATTAGCTAGTGAGTGTTTACCTAGCTCTGATTTGGGGACAAGTTCCCCGTCTCTCATTTCAAAGAGAATACTAATAGGCAGTTGTTTCATAAACTAGATTTTTCTGTATCGCTCAAATCCAAAGTAGAATCCTATACCATACAGTACAGGAAATACAGTAAAGGCTAACAAGGTAGCGGTAATAAACCCAACCAGTTGAATAGCAATAGCCAGGTATATGCACCGAAGAAATAAGAACTGATACTTATGCCAATCATCAGTAAAACAAACAAGAATAGTGCTGCTGTAAGGAAAGCTCTCCTTATACCTAGGATAAAATCCAAAGTAGTACCAGTCTTTTTCATTGTATCTAACTAATTTACCAGTTGGACTAAGATCCCACTTGTTCTTCCATCCAGAGTTGTTATCCCTGAACATTACCTTGTCCATCTTACCTTTAAAGTAAGAGCCCAAGATAATAAAAAAACAGGATAGTAGGACTAGAGCCATACTATAATATAAACAAAAAAGGAGGTGTTACCCTCCTTTTCTGCAATCATTTTTATCTATTAATCATCTAATCATGATGGGTTACCACCAGACTTTTTCTTGTAGAAAGGTTTTTTATAACCTGGTTTTCTACCTCTTTTCTTTGGAGCTTCAGTAGCTGAAGTATTTGCTTTTTTGGTTACAGTAAGTTCTTTATTGATTTCAGCAGCTGCGTCTAACTTGCTTTTGAAAGCAGAGAGCTCTCTATCTTTCATAAACATAACAGTATCTAGTTCTCTGATACGCGTGTTAGCTTTTATAGCTTGAAGATTTAAATCAGCAATTTGACTTTCCAACTCTTGGATTTCCTTAGAGTACTTTCTTTTGATGTAAGCATAAATTGCTAAGCAGATGCCGACTGTGATAAATGTTGAGATAAATGAACCCATTTTCTTTAATTATTTAGCAAATATAGATAAGATTTCTAAATTTCCAAATTATTGATACTTGTAGATAATTTTAGTCTGGTCAAACACAGATAGTGCTGACTTTACCCAAGTTTCGTCTACAGTTCCTTCATAGCATAGTATGTGGACCACTGCAGTCTCGTCTGGGTTTAACCTCAATAATCTACCGATTCTTTGGGAACTCTTTCTCTCATTACCGTAAGCATGCATAATGATACCCTGTCTTAATTCTGGGATATTTACACCCTCGTTTAGCTGTAATACAGCAGACAGTTTACTAATTACACCTGCTTTGAACTTAAGTAAGTTGTCTTCAGAGTCAGGATTTTCACTGTGATAACTATGCTGACATAGTTTATCAGCTTGATCCTGAGTGTTTGCAAATAGTATACACTTATCGGTAATACTATTAAACAGATTTTTAGCGTAGCTGTCTTTACTAGGATAACTCATCATAGCTTTCATTCTCTGTATTCTGAGCATCATAGTTTCATTGCCACTAAAAGATCTGTCTATCCTATCACACCAATAAGCGTATGATTCTAATTCACTAGTTGGCCACTTTCTAGTTTTACCACCAGCCATAATGTTTTTAGCAGTACCTAACTTTAGCATGTGCACTACAATTTTGTAGTCATTTAGAATACCGTCAGAAACAGCATCATCAACAAAATAGCTGTAGTTAATAGGACAGAACTTCTTTACTAGCTTACCCTTTGTAGAACTATCAAACCTTGGAGGAGTACCAGTTAAACCTACAATTTTACCTTTAAACTTATCTAACCACGGTTCGTGACTAGGTAATAAATTATGACACTCGTCAAGATATATTACATCATAGTTTAAATCTTGCTTAGGTAGCGAGATATAAGTACTAAACGTAATATATGGTTCCAAATACTGTAGATTGTGTTTAACCATCTCGTCTTTCCAAGATTGGAAGATAGACTTCTTAGGAGCAACTACTAAAACTCTAGCGGGTGCTAGCGTATCTAGGTGCTTAAGACCAATAAGAGTCTTACCTACACCCATAGATACAGCTACACCGGATCTTTTAGTTTTTAGCAGTGACTCCACTGCTTCTGATTGGACATCAGTCCGGTTCTTTGTTTCCATGTGCTTCTTCTCTTGATTCTGAGAATCCCATAGCTTTTGCCATTACAGGGTTCTCCTCAATTTGATTGTGACAAATTCTGCAGACAGCTAGAAATGTAGTTTCATCTAACATAAATCTACCCCTACCTGCTTTGTGGTGCACATCAGTAGCATTAATCTGGCAACCAGACAAACGAGCTTTACAAAATGGATTCTTCTTAAGATAAGATTCCCTGAGCACAGAATAGAGTGCATCTAGCTTTTGTTGCTTAGATGACTTTTTACTCATAGGTTTCTTAGCTTGTAAGGGTTTCTTACCCTTGTCAGGATGTTGTGCCCAACAATCCTTGCAGTACAACTGCTTCTCGTGTCTCTTCCAAATATGCTTTAACTGATCACAACCACTACACTTCTTCAGTTTTGGTTCCATGTGATCCGGAAATTATAATTGTCCCGTCTGCGTATTGAGCTCCTACTGAAGAGCTTTTAGTGGTTTCTTTGAACTCATTAGATTGCACACTCAGTGACTTTAACAAGTTCTTTTCTAGCTCATTCTCGGGTACTAACACTAGTGATACTACCCCATTAACGTTAAATTGGTATTTCATTACGTTTTGTTTGTAAATGATTTTTCCACCTTAGTGTAGAGCTCAGGGAGTGTTTCCCTAATAAGCTCTACAATAGGTGTTAGTTTTTGATCCACACTTAAACAATACTTGTAGTGAGCGTCATCCATGAGGTCTAGCAAATCTTGCTCAGACATCTGTTTGAATCCTACTACATAAGCGCTGTCAGACAAGTCCATGATAGACTCAACACCGCCTTGCTCAAAGATAATATTGTACTGCTCTACAAACTTTTTGTTTGATAGATACAGGAATACTACTTCCTCATTGTCTAAATTGTGGTACTTACTCATACTCAGGATAATTCGTAAAAGTTAACAGGTAAGATTTTCTCTTGTATTAATTTAGTGACAATCTGCCTCTTATCAATACCAAGTTCCTTAAAATTAACCTTGCTAATGTAGTTAGGATCTGTATCATTACCAAATTTCTCCACCATGTCCTTAGCAAAGGAACTGTGATGAAACAAAGTACTGAAGATCTTGTTTACAGTAGAGTTAATAATCTCCTGCTTCCACAAATTAAGAACGTTCTGAGTTCTCAGATGCACTTTCTGGATACGTTTCTTCTTGTCCCAGTGCATTATACTCAGCTCATCAGCTGAATATACAGATAAACCAAATAGAGCTCGCTTATACAGAAAATTCTGATAAGCATTGAACTCATCCCTCTCATACTCAAAAAACCGCTGGCTAGGGTTACCATACAGTTGATACTCACTCAGCTTACCGGAATACTCCGTATGCTGAACACGGGATTGCTTTTTCATATAGATAGATTTACAAATTTACTGACTGAATAATGCGTCATTAAGGGGACAAAAAGCCCTTAATGATGGATTTATACGACACATTAAGAATTAAAGTCTAGATCTATTCTAGGATCCGGATCATCAAAATCTTCGGGGAAGAACTCCTCAAAGAATGTTTCTATTTCTTCTGCGTTTTCAAAGATTACAGCATCTGACTCCTCTTCATCTTCAGAGTCTTCTAACTCTTTTTTCATGCTAGAGATAACCGAACCTGTCCAGGGATTTGATATATAATCCCCAGCGTTGATGCTAAGTAAGTATTGAATGTCTCTTTTGGTTAAATTAAGATACTCTTCTACAGACATCTGCACCACTTTTCCATTCGGCAGCTGATAGTACATAGTTTCTATATCAAAGGTACACTTTTCATAAGAAAAACTATGTGACAATCAAATAGTTATTACAAAAATTGTAGCATACATATAGCTATCAATGTTATAATAGCGCTAGAAATAGCAGCAATTTTAGCAGTCCTTTCTATTTTTTCTGTTCTTTCTATTTGTCTTTTAATTAACCTTTTGTGCTGTTGCACATCGTTCTCTAATAAGGCTACACGCGATTCAAATGCTCGGGTATACTTACTAAACGTGCCCATGTATACAGGGCGTTGATCTTGAATTCTTTCACTCATATTCATAAATTTTTACGTCGGATATTTCTAGTTCTACTAAACCATCCTCTGGTTCATCATGATAGTTTAAACCTTTATACAATACCGTATAATCATGTTTAGAACTAAACGGATACACATCTACAATAATACCCTGTAAGAACTCACCTTTGAGCCCATAGTCATCAGGGTTTTGTTCCATTTTATCCCTCCTACTTGTACTATAATACTCACCCGTTCTTTTAAAAGGAAACTGTACTACTGTACCTACTGGGTAATAATCTTTATCTAGTTCACCTGCTTCAGCCAACAATAAATTCTTTACACCAAATGACTGACTGATTATCGTATTTACAAAAAAGTCTACAAGTAAAGGGCTTTCATCCAATACAGACTGTTTCATTAACTTCTTGATTTTCAGCTTAATAGTTTCTCTTGTAAGGTTTACATCCACTTTTCTCATTGTTTATTGAGTTATTTATAGTATTTTGATTAATAAAGACTTACTGATGGCAAGAAAACAAACCAAACAGGGTGAAATTTGTACAGCAGCCTTAAAGAAGTTCCCAAAAACTCCCATTCTTACTCTAGCTAAAAAAGTATACGAAGAAAATTCTCTGCACTTTAATGGTGTAGAACATGCTAGAGATACTCTCAGGTATTATACTGGACTTAAAGGAAAGCAAAACAGAAAAAAGGTAGCTAATAAAGAAATACTCAGAGAGCCTACCTACAACTACAGTCCATTTGATGATATCCCGGAATCATTTGAGGAGATAAGAGAACCCTACGTACTAGCCACCAGTACCAAAAAGATTCTAGTTCTATCTGATATCCACTTTCCTTACCATAATGTGAAAGCGCTTAGAGCAGCAATAGCATATGGTATAAAAGAAGAAGTAGACTGCATTATCCTTAATGGAGACATACTAGACTTTTATGGTTTATCTGATTTCTCTAAAGACCCAAGTAAACCTAAATTCCGTGAAGAAATTAAGCTAGGTAAATGGTTCCTCAATGAACTCAGAATGGCTTTCCCAAAAGCACAGATATACTACAAGATTGGTAACCATGAGATGAGACTAGAGAGATGGCTAATGGTCAAAGCTCCTGAAATACTTGATTGTGAGGAGTTTAGACTAGAGATACTACTAGAGTTTGCTAAACACCATGTGATACTAATAGATAAGTACACTGTAATTAAAGCAGGTAATCTTAACATCATCCACGGTCATGAGTATAAAGGTGCCGGTGGTGTATACCCTGCCAAGTATATCTATGGCAAATCAAAAGTCAATACTCTTTGTGGTCACTACCACAGATCCAGTAGTTATCTAGATAAAAACATGGATGGGCAATACCACGGAGGCTTCTCAACAGGATGTCTGTGTGAGTTATCTCCTGATTATCTCCCATACAATGAGTGGGTACATGGTTTTGCTATTGTAACTATGAAACCAGGTGGTAACTTTAGTGTACAAAACCTTACAATAGACAATGGGGAGATACGATAATGCCTACTTACATCAAAGCTGGACTATACAAACCTCCATTTACAATGGATGGAGAGTACGATACTCCTGAGATCTACATAGACTCAGAGGTGTTCCAAGTTATTGATGCCGAAGAAAACATGGTCGTACAAATAACCTATGAAGAACTTAGAGGTATAATGGCGATAATGGCAGCAGAACAAGAGAAAAGACACTTGTTTATAAAAGCAAAGATTGATAAGAACTAATCCTTACCTTCTGTGTCCATATACTGCTGGATAACCTTATTTAAATCCGGTATTCGGTAATAAGGAATTCTAGATATAAGCTCGCTGAATTTTACTACTTCACGCATAGCGTCATCCATATTGACACCTTCTGCATTCCATAGTTCTTTTATAACAACTCCGTGTTCTTTGTCAATAGTATCTACCAGTCTGTTTAATAACATTTTGGTTTGGTTTCTATTAAACCATTTGATTGTAGAACACTCATCAGCACTAAATACAGACACTTGTAACCATACAAGTAAGTTTAGAATCTGAATTTTTTCCTTTTCTAGCTCAGTCATAAGATTGTTTGGTTTCCTGTGTAGGAGTCGAACCTACATTTTCCTGAATATCAGGAGCTTTACCAGTTAAGCTAACAGGAATACTGGGTTCATCCCAGTATATGTAAATAAGTTTAGGGTAGTCGGTCATAATCTTTAAAGTAACCCCAAAGGATCATGACACAAGATACTAAATAGACACTGAACAAACCTAAAAAAACATCAGTACCTATCTCTCTGTACTCAAGGATATCCTTGAATAACCAGAATAATACAACAAGCCAGATAAGAATCAATCCTATATAATGTTTAGGATCATTCTTAAAATCAAACTTGATGTACTTAAAAATTTTAATCTTAGACTCCATAAACAAGTTAAACTTGTAACTAAGAGCCCATAGAAGAACAAATAAAAAACCCATTACTAATCCTACGTAAAATAACCAGTCGGTTATTAAACCTCCGATAAATGCAAACCCAGCAGAAACTGCCATCATCATAATACCGTTAGTAATAGGTGAAGAGGTGTTTGTTTTCATTTTGCTAATATAAAGTAGGATTTTTACTTTTAACACAGCTCATCTTGTGATAGCCTTCGCCCTCACAATATTCACATTTAAAACTTTTTAACAAGCTAATTATGTTAGCCTTACCAACTGGATTCATAGAGTGAACCATACATATTGGTAAAGGACTATCAGTATCTATACAAAAATTTATTAGCCACTTTGCACAGTCATATCCACTAAGAGTATTATCACCAAGATCGTGATCAAATGATATAATGAATGGTAACTTGTCTTCAGCATACATATTAGCTACATAATCTACAAACTCTTCGTAGGTCTTAACTGTATGCCATTTTCTATCTGCATAAAGAGGATTCTGTGTATACTCAAAAGCATCCTTAGCTAATCTCTCATCATCTAAAAACAGATGATAACAAGGTCCTGTAAGTTTTTCCGGCATAATTAAAAAATGTATCTAATTGTATTCCACGGTATTATTAAATCATGGAGAGATCTAAAGGATCTAATGTAGTCTTCTTTAAGACCACTCTTGTATCTAATATTCTCTCCACCATACTCAGATACTTTGTCCTCCTGTATATCAGGACGCCACAATAGTTCCTCACCTAGTATACCATGTTTCAGGTTATACTCGTGTTTATCCTTATTGTGAGTAAGGAAGATAACCTCAGCTTTTACCGGTCTATCTGGATAAACACAACATCCTTCATGCCATCCTTGTCTTACAGACATATCATGGATATCAAGAAATAGTTCTTTATAATCTTCCAACCAGTTATCATATACAACAACAGGACTAAAGTTTAAATGTACATCATATCCTGCATCTTGAAATAACCTTACAGCATGCAGTCTTTCTGCTATAGTACTTGTATTAGGCTCAAGAATTTGTCTAATAGTTTCTGGCATAAGACTAAATCTAATCCTCATTTTATATCCAGGATTAAATGACAACATTTTAGGATTCACATACTTGGTAGCAAAAGAACCGTATGCTTTATCATGTTCCTTGAAGAACTTTACAATCTTCTGAAACTCATAAAACTTATAATGAAGAGCTAGGTCCTCATTACAACCTATATCATAGGTAACAAAATGATCATGAGTCTGATTTGGTTTCTCTACATCAGCAAACCAAGAGTGATGGTCAATAGCAGTAAGAACATCTTCTATATTCTTAGCTACTGATAACCCCTCAGGTTTATGCCTTTTCATATAGCAGTAACCACAGTTAAACAAACAGCCGTACCCAAAACTGGGTGCAATGAAGTCAGTAGATCTACCCGAAGGTCTGATCTGCATAGACTTCCGAGTAACTTCTTCTACTAAACTCATAGTGCAAATGCTTCTTCTATCTCTTCTATATTAATCTCATCTAGAACCTTATCTATTGGTACAAACCGAATGATATTAAAACTAGGTTCCTGCAGTTTACCAAAAAAGTCTTTTACGTTTTTAGCATTCTTTACTTCTACTAGAGTTACACCCATTTTATCATGCATGTCGTAATACCTCATCTCCCGAATAGTATAAATCTTATCCTTCTTGGGTCTATTGGGTATTATCTCCATTGAACGTGGGTCAAACACGTCATCCACGCATACTACTTGATCACCTTCCTTTATCATTTTTAAAATAGCTATTAAAGAAATTTCTTGGAATATCAGCATGCTTCATAGAAACACTAATAGCGGTACCACCACATGAGTTAATTTTTTTAGCTAGTGGTGTCATAAACGTATTACTAGTTCCCCAGTTCTTTTGGTTGTATATCATATAGGTATTTGGTCCATACTCTACATCTACAAACTTCTCTCGAGCACTAGGATCTATTAGTCCTATAAAGGCATAGTCCTTCTTGTAATTCTTCAGGACATCTAGTCCACCGGCACTAAATCCTATTAACCCTGTAGTTTTGGGGTCATAGTCCATAGTTAATGGTGTACCGTAGGGATAAATAATTATCTCGTAACGAGACCACATCCATTCAGGGATTTGCTTATCCATCCAATCAGGGTTAGCATAGTGCATACCACCCCATATAATAAGGGTACATAAACTGTTAATCATTGGCTTTTTCTCCTTCGTTAATTCTTTGGTTAATCATCTGGTAAATTCTATCTACCAAATCAAACTGTTCTTCCGGTAGGCTATTATATTTCCAGATTTGTCTGACATCTTCTCTAATATTGTGAAGAGCAATGAAATACTGCTCACCATTAACAGCATGACGGAAATCATCACCATCCTCAGGAAGATTAAATTCTAGTATTGCTTTACTCATTTATAACAAGTTTAGTAAGTTTAGTAAAAAAAGATAAACTTTCATTGCTCACCTCCTTTGTAAATTTTAAATGTTCCAGATTCTACCACACTTTGTACATTTCTGTGGTCCATTTGGCTCACGGTAGACATGTCTGTCTAAGATAAAAGCATGAAAAAACAAACACCAAAAGTTTCCGAAGAATATTCTAAACTTAGATGCTCGCTTTTTCATATACTTTACAGCTTTACCTCCCAATAGTGTTCACAGGTACCATCTTCTCTCAATGGGATACCTAGAAAATAACTCTGCCTAAACTCATTTGGTTTAGCTAGATACCTAAAACAAGTATCTTTCTTGGGACATGTTTGTCCATTACACATTGCTATGTCCGGCATTATACCTCGTATTTAGTTTCTGGGTAGAAATCTATACAATATACTTTAACAGTATCTATTTCTACTTCAACATTATCACGTACTACATTCAACCATTCATACTCATAGTGTCCCTCATAATTATCAGGGTACTTAGAGTCAAATGGATTCCAGCTTAAACATTTAGCCATCCCTTTATCTACAGCGTAGTAATGGTCTAAACCTAGCTTTATATTTTCCAATGTCTCAGCAGATGCTATGGGTTTACACCCATCAGCACCTACTGCTACATATGTTACTTTAATTCGGCTCACGGCTTTACTGTAAACTTATTCTCTTTACAATCAGCAATAAGCTTCACAAAGTAATCCTGGTCTTCATCTTCTATCTCTTTAGTAAAAGAGTCATAAGATCTACCATTTTGGAAATAAGCCTTGATAATCTTGTTAGATGCTAATCGGTTTACATCTGATTCTCTCAGAGTAAACCATGCATTACCCTCACAATTAAACTTATTCCAGCTTACCAAAGAAAGCTTAGTGCTATCTGATAGCATGAGAATAAGTTTATCATTCTCATTGCAATTACCAATGTTTACACTAAGTACCATAATATCAGCTACAGATAGCTGACCATTTTTTTCTACAATTCTGGCATCCATAGTAAAACCAATGGTTTTTGTCTCATTGGTTACAATCATGTTGTGCCGGGGATAATATGTACACTTATCGGTCATATCATCACAGTCCTTTACAATACACTGCTGAGCAGCAGAAAACAATGGCAACGCCATTAACAAAGAAATAAATACTTTTTTCACTTTAATAATTAAATTTAGTTAACTCTTTGATTTCTAGAATTTTAGTACTGAATCTATCATGAGATTCCACATCTTGGATTAACCTGAAGAATACAGAATACAGATAAAATTCATCATACTGTACAGTACTACGCATTGGTTTAGTATTTATCCACTCGTAACCATCACCGGTATTAAGAAGATGAAAAATATTTACATTACGTAGTTCCGAAGACCATGTAATATGATCAGAATACTGCATGCTATATAAAGTACCGGATTCTACTTCCAGAGCTTTAATAGTATAATCATGCTGATAACCATCACCAGAGTCTGCTAGTACATGAAATATTCTAACATCATCTATTGAATTTGCAGGCATTAGAGAGTACTCTATTTCTTTATTCTTCTTACCCATATTACCAAATAATAGCAATGTTAGACTCGTATACTATAAAGTATACCTTACCATCAATATCCACAATCTCGGAGTTAGCGAGTGCTGACCCGATGTATACCTGATCACCAGCTTTTACGCTAGTAACCTCATCACCAACTGCATTCACAGTCAGATGACTCCACTGTTTCATCATATCAGCATCAAGTCCTGCTTGAACATCCTCACCGAGGATTACTGCTGACTCTTTTCTTACTGGTTTCTCAATGAGAACTCTTTTACCTTTTAACTGCATGTTACTTTATTTATTTAAGTTAGTACTCCTATCAGGGATCGAACCTGAAACCTACAGATTAGAAATCTGTTGCTCTATCCAATTGAGCTATAGGAGCATATTAGGTGGGTGCTTGCGTTTAACCCACCTAAATCTAGAGACCCCTATTTTTCATGATGTTACTCACCGGGGTATTGCGCACTACTACTCTAAATGTTTACGGTAACAACCTTGTTCTCAAGGTCAATAGTAATGTTACCTACAACCAGTTTCTTGAACTGCTTGCTTTTCATGATGTGTTCTACAACTGCTTTAACCTGAATAGAATCGTTAGATTGCACCTCAGGTTTTTCTTGAGAAACTATATGTCTAACAAGAGATTTAGACTTTTTGTTGCCATACAGTTTCATAGTCCATCTCTTACAATAGACTGCTTGTCTGCTTCTGTTGACCATCTCAGCTACCTGTTGGTCAGATAGAGTCATATCCTTAAGGATTTTTACCTCTGCTTTTGTGTAATTTTTTGCTCTTGCTGTTTTCACGATTTTTAAATTTTAAATGTTTACTCATCGCCTTCAAAGTTAACCGTTCTAGGTTTAAATGTACCAAGTAATTTGAAGAAATATTTCCGGTAGTACCGCTCCCTACTTGATTTAGGGACAAATCTTGATTTTCTCATCATAATGACAAATATAAAATAAAAGGGGTGGAATTTCTTTGATTACCACCCCTCTTATCCATCACCAGATGTTTGTAAGAGTACATAAGAACCCGTTACCATGACAATGGTACCAAGCACATAGTGCAATATTCTAATAGAGATATGTAGCTACTTTGACTTACCTCCGCCTCATCACTCCCGTTGGGTTCTCTATCAACATGTCAGTACTAACATGAATAGACTACTAACAACAGCCTCGATACTCACTCGGGACTACATTTTGCCACAAGGTATTTCAACCCTCCCTCTTATGCACTTATACAACTGTCTTTTAATCTGTGAAGAGACCGTCCAATACCTAGGTATACAAATAGGATTACTCCCGCAAGTCTGATTTGTCTGTTTTGTTATTTGTAACTTTCTCGCAAACTATACATGATTGTTTTACATCACTTTTAGTTATCACGATTTATTTACTGACCGCATAGTCACAACTTAACAGTCCAAACTTAACCATATTACTATGGCAACTTTAGATGTATACTTCGCGTAGTAGGCATTCACTAGCTAAAACACTTTCATTGTATAAGCCTTACAAACATTATCTAAAACTAGATGACCAGAGACTTGAGTTTCTCCGGTACATCTATACCATAATGGAACTTAAAGAGTTTACCATATGACTCATGTTCTCTTATGGTAGAACAACCGCAGTTGTGACCATGTTTGAAATGAGTACAGAAGTGGATATTGTATCCTTTTGGTAATTGTCCATAAGCTCCGCCACAACCTTGAGTAAAAACAAGAACAGTCTTTCCCTTAGGTACATTTTTCCTTATGTGATCCCAGTAATACTCATCATTAAACCTCAACATCCAACTGGAGAACACATGTATACCTTTAATCTTCTTAGCAACATTCACCATAGTATGATGGAATCCCTCATCTTTTTGGTTATAACCAACAGATTGATCCACATACAGGTATAGTTCTGTCTTGTCCTCAGGTACTAACCGCTTCTCCTCTAATGCCAAATGTGGCTGGGATAGAAGCTTCATAAAAACTCTTGGATAATTTAACTTATCCTCTACCATAATTTCAGTAGTAGCAAGACGCTTAAGTTCCTTCTCAATGAGAGCTTCCTTAGTTGTCTTCTTTACTTCTCTACTATCAAAACCAGGTGCTTTCTCATTACCACCAGCTTTACCTTGACCTCTAGGAACTCTAGCAGGTTGTGGTGGTGGAGGATATAGCTTCCTAAGTCTTGTAGATAGTGACTGAATAAATTGCTCATTAAAGTTATTGACATTCTCGGGAGTAACAGTGCACTCTATACCAAGATACTTATGAGTAAAACTACCTCCAGTCTCTATGAAATGTTTGGTTATCAACGGGTCTTGTCTAAAATGCATAACAATTAGTATAAAAAGAAAGGGAGCTGTTACACTCCCTTTCCAACACTATTACCTAAATACCAAGCTCTCGTTAGAGCATGGAGCCAATATACTGCGAAGTATTCTTTGGAAACTTATTACGAAGCATTTTTAACAAATTACTTTGGTCTTCATTGTCTTGCGACATCTTCCAAAGAAATGCTCTATACTTCATATCATGAGAGGTTTTCCTCCCAATTGCTTGTGTACCAATGAAATACAACTCTTGTATCAGATCAGCAACTTGGTTCTGACTAGGTTTCTTGGATACCTCCAATTTCCTATACTCCAATACCAAGTCAATGAGGAAGTTAAACTTACTCTCATTGTAGTCTACATTAACCATCATCTTAACCTGTTGTATAAGTTCATTCTTCTCAGGGAAGGTAAACTCACGGATCATACTAATCCTGCGGTCAAGTGCATCCTCCAAATCACGTCTCTTGTTAGAGGTAAGAACAACAAATAAGTTATTCTTGTTACCTTTAACTACACCCGTGAGTGGGTCATTCAGCATACATTCCTGCATATAACTCAGCAAGAAAGTATCTACAGAGGGCTTTGCTTTATCTACTTCATCTATCAACAGCACAACCTTGTGGTCATTAGACTTACGAAGAGCTTGTAGTAGGTAACCATCTTTCATGGCTTCTCTACCCTTAGTCTGTTCATCAGTCATAGCATCCACAAGTGTACCCAAATCCCAGTTGTATACCAATTGATCTGCTGCTACCCCGTCATAACAGGGTGCAAATATCAATTCTGCCTCCAATTCGGTGGCGAGGTACTTAGCAAAACTAGTTTTACCAGCACCAGGCTCACCGAATAGAAGCATACTTGGTACACACACAGTAGGATTACTGAGGAGATACTTTACATACTGAATATCAAGCTGTTTATCTTGACTCAGTATCATTTGTCTCCTCCTAATTTTTTACGTAAAGCTTCAAGTTCCTTGATAAGGTCATCAAGGTCACCAGGAGCACGAAGATTAACAGCCATTGCTTTTGCTTTAGCTTCTTCAAGTTGCTCCAAACATTCAAAGAAACCCTTAGTAGCTAAAAAGATCATACCCTCATAGCCACACTTCTTCTCGATGTGTTCTAGAATCATAGACTTACGTCCCTCTACACCATTGGTACAGATTTCTAGAATAGCATCCCGAACCTTGTTACTAACAGTATCAGGTTCATCCTCTTGCATACCAATAGCTCTCCAGAATGATTCATTGTTGTGGTCATAATCACCACGACCTTCATTGAATTTTGTACTGTGTGTACCCATTCCGCCTTCATCTGGGAGATTACTAGCTGCCCACTTGATTGCCTTTGTACTAATCAGGTTAGTGGGTGCATTGAATAAAGCCTCCATAACCTCTTTCTTAAAGTTACTTCCTTGGTCCATTGGATTATAGTATTTGATGGTTATTTGATAAGGTTGTAATCTCACGCTCTATTCTAGCCTTATCAGTACTAGAGAGCGGTACTTGATTCCCGGTAGTCTTACCGTTAATCTTCTCAGGTTTGGTACCCACCTGTAGTTGCTGTTGCAAACGCGCAAGAGCCGACTGTTGTCTTTGTTCTTTACTGTTCATAAAAGTTTTGTTTGTAAATAAGATTGGTATACTCCTCAGCCCATGTAACTATCTCTTCCTCCTTTTTATCTACATCCCAGTTATGGAGTAGTAAGGACATATGAGTCATCTCGTGGTTGATAAGGGTAATATCCCTATAGTCTCCCTTAATAGATGACCTATTGATAAATACAAAAGGCAAAGGTTCAGTAGATAAAGTGGTATCCCTCGGGTCATAGTTAGCAAAGCCTTCTATGTAGGTACCACCTTCCGCAATACGGGCAATACATGCTGTCCTATTGACACCATGCATCTCCTGTACATTGTAGTAATCAAACAAGTCTACTGCATTGTTACCAATGAGCAGAACAAATTGAGCGTAGTATATAACTTCCATATGCGAATTGATTATATAGCTATATCCCCTCTGCAACTCAGTTGTAAGGTAGGTAGTCATTTGATCCTTATCTCAACTGCTCACCCTTGGGAAGTGAGAAGAACACACATTTCTGTGTGGTGGTGCATTAAATAGGTCCTTAAGGTATATGGACCAAACCCTACTCATTATGTACTGTGTTGAGTTCACGCCAGTAGCTTACTGGATATTTACCCGGTTAAAGAAAAGGTAACAATACTACTGTCTTGTATCTACACTGGACAGTCCCGCGCCAGTATCTTACTGGATAGGTATTACAATTTATATAGCGGAGTGTATACTCAAAGCCGCTTGTAACCACCACCAAAATATATCAAACGGTAACAACGAATGTCCCGGATATCAAACCTGCTCTACCCACAGCAAACCTGAGGGTAACTCTCCTATATCTACTACTAAGAGTACTATAGGAACAAGACAAAGACTTAAATGTCTTATTAGAGAATGTAATCTCTTTCATGTGTGTAAGGGGTATTAAGGGTAATAGGGTTATAAGGTATCTAGCTCATCATCTAGATCGCGGTAGTACTCTTCCTTAAAGTTATCTACAATCCCTGAATGACTTTTCGGGTAAGTCTCTGTATTCTCTATAAGAGATATATAGTAAGAGAGTATATAGTGTACAGTAACATAAGGAAGTACCTTACCGTCCATAAGGTTAGTGAATCTATCAACTGTTCGTGAGATTGCTTCTTGCTGTGTCATAGCTATGTAAATAACTTTTGTAAGTCGGTAGTAATAGAGAGAGACAGATGAGGCAGCATAGAAAACAACAACGGTGAGCACCCACTAAGAGTGTCTCACCGTTTTGTTCTGTTATACGCTGAACATCAGTCCGTTACGCTTATGATTCTGACTCAGGTGCTGTAGAGTCATCGTCTGCACCGCTATCTGTAGCAGTGTCGTCGTGTTCTACAATCTCATCGGTACCTTCATCACCCGCAACCACAGCACTACCGAGCTTTGTGATATCGCTTGGTCCGCCACTAGCGAGTAATGCCCACAATTGGTCATCAATCTTTTCGCTAAGTGATGGAAACTGTGCACGCAGACCCTCTAACGCACCCTGCATACCCTTGTTTATGCGGAAACGTACTCTACCGTCCTTGTCCTTAAACATACTAACGTCAGCAGTGAACCCTACCATCTCTGTGCTATGCCAAAGTGGTACACCGTTTTCGCTCTCACGATAGTAATCCTTATTGTCAGGATTATCCCGCTTGAAGCGCTTATACAGTGTAATCTCCTCAGGGGTAGCATTAGTCACTGCATACAGATACATCGGTTTTTTGTCTATAGCAATTCTGCCATTGATGATAACCGGAACACCATTTTCTACGCGAGAAACTCCCTTCTCGTAGTAGTCTACGTACTTTAACTTCATTTGTCTGAAATTGTTTGATTTGTGAAACTTGTATATAAAACTGTTAATTGTTTACCTATCTACACAACGATAACGTGACGTTTAAATATATATGGATGTATATGCTAGTGAATGCGCGTAACGCCCGTATAAAACCGGTAGTAATCGGTAGTAACCCTGATAGTAACCGTGCGTAATAGGACACGTGAGAGAGACAGGTTATCCCTGCCTCCCTCTATCGTGTCACACACAGTATCATCCTTCAAATAGCTCATCTGGTTCTGCTTCCAACGGTTCTCTTACCTCACCGTGTGCTATCCGCCATATGTCATCATACAGCTCATCGTATATAGCCTTCACCTCCCAATACGCGTGTTGTGCTGCCATACTATCTTCATCAGATGTTTGTGCTGCATCGTGCCACGCGTACTCTAAGGCACTCATTCTATCCTTGAGCTTAGTCATCACGTACACTATAGTACAGATGTCAATGGGTTTATCAGTGTGCTCCAAATGTGTCATCGTGGTAAGTGTTAGTGTTAACCAATCCATCAGGGTAACAAGCAGTCTCAGTAGCAAGAGTCAGGTCCATACGGATATCTGCTCTATCGTGCATCTGCATCTGCTGCTTATAGTTAGCGAGATTAATAACTGCTAAGCGTAGTGCTAACTGCATATCCCCATTGAGAGCTGCGACAAGTATCTCATTGTCAGCACCGTTGAAGATAACGTTGTAGTCAATAAACATTGCTGCGCATATGATACCGTGCGCTTCGGTATTGGTAAACGGCACATCCTGTACCTGTCCCCCAAACTGTGTGTTTGTACTCATGCCAATACTATGATGTTTAAATATATATTGCACGTAAATAACTGTGAACGCCCGTGAGCGCCCGTGAGTCGGTAGTAATCTCGGTAGTAACACATAGAGTAACCCGTGACAATAGAGCTACGCGTGTATCCCTGCGCAGCAGGGTGAACAGGATCCGTCAGGATACTGTGACGTTTAATTATATATACCACGTAGAATCTAGTGCGCTGAAAAAAAACAACACCCCGAAGGGTGTTGCTCTTTGCACATGCATTAGAACGGTGCCGATGGTGTGTCATCGTCGTCCCCTTCTTCCCCGTATTCAGGGTTGTTGAGGTCATCGATAGCATCCTGCTCTCTCTGTGTGTCAGCGTCATCAGTAGGCATGACATACGAGGGAACTGGTGGAACGAGTGCACCTGTGTCTGGATCACACACAGCAGGTTTGAAGTCGTTACCAGGAGCACCTAGCGTTCCCATCAGATAACTGTCTCTGATGTGAGCAGACAGCGCATCGAATCGTGAACGGTCTGTCTTGAACAGGTTGTCCACGTTCAACCACAGCTGTGGTGCAACCAGCTTGTAGCTAGACACCACCTCACCAACGCGCTCACGTGTCTTGATGGTGTACTCCCCATTGTAGTGCAGTTCACCGAAGTCAACGCGCACATATGAGTAGAACACAATCTGTCCAGGACGGTCGCTGTTGCGTACAGTACCACCTTTGACATACGTCTTAGGTATAATCCTGAACGAAGGGTCAGCTTTCCGTCTCTTGATCTTGTCAATCAAGACGAGGAGGTCAGCGGTGTCGCCACCAATAACGTACTCGTGACGCATTCTCTTAGCAGTGTCGCCTGCTACTGTCAGCTTTACTGACGCGGTGCCGAATGAAGATACCATCTCCATTGAGCGTATATACTGAGCGTATAACATACAATTGGAATGTGTTGTTTAATACCGCAACACTCACGGTAATGTGTCGTTTAGTTATCGCCACACTAGCAATACTATGTCGTTTAATGCACCCTATAAGGTATACATCCAACATACCACACACATATATACTGTGTCGTTTAGTTTCGGTAGTAAGTTAGATATACCCCTTCCGATGAACCTTGTGAGACAGCACAGCTCATGTGTCGTTTAGTTCCCGCACCGCTGCACAGCACTTCCGCACAGGATTTTTTTTGCTTTGCTGCCATGTTTCATGGTCACACTCTAGAATCAAGGGGGGTGGGTACCACTCTGGCGGCGGTGGGGGGATCGTTACAATACCACCCCTCTCTCTGCAATCTCTGGATAAAATGATATACCCGGGGGGATTATTTGTATATTTGTAGTATAATAAGTATATTTATAGTATGCCTACAAGAACTGGTTATATAAGTACCAATACGTTTGAGGGTACACTACAAACGGGGGTTACCGATGTATTTATTGGATATGCTGGTGGACTTACTAATGTGTCCCGGATTACCCTTACGAATCCTACCGTTTCTGTTACCGTTAAGGTAAGTATTAACCGTACTGATGGTAATAGTGTACAGGTGTATAGTTATACGCTTGCCGCGGGGGATGTTCTGGTAGATACTTTTGGATATGTACTTGGGTACAATGATACTATATCGGTAGATAACTCTGATGATGGTACCGTGTGCGTAGTTAATGGTGGATTTAACAGATCATCTCCTCGATAATGGCAGAATTTTCGATTAATAACCCCAATGGATACCTAGCGGGACCACTTGGTAGTTTTCGCGTATATGGTGCTGATGGTAGATTGAAGGCTATTGGTGCTGGGGGCGGGGGTGGTGCTACCTGGGGAACTATTACCGGGAACATCCTGAACCAGACAGATCTTATTAACTACATCAGTTCACAAGTGGGTAGCGGGTTTGTACCCGAGACAAGGACTCTTACTATTAATGGAGTCACATATGACCTGACGGCTGATAGAAGCTGGACCATACCTGCAGGGGGTACAGTTACGGATGTAACAGGTACGGGGACCGTATCAGGACTTACCCTTACAGGGTCAGGTACTACCTCGGTTACCCTTACCCTAGGTGGGTCACTTGTACTAGTTGCTTCTGATATTACTACAGCGCTTGGGTATACCCCACTTAGTCAAGCTACAGCGGACACGCTGTACTACCCACTTACTGCTAACCCTAGCAACTATGTTACATCTAGTGCATTAACTACGATACTAAGTAACTACCTGACTACAGCTGCAGCAGCTAGTACTTACTTGACAATTACTAATGCGGCTATTACATACCAACCGATCTTTACTACACAGAATGGTTTGACGTATGGTGGTGGTCTCCTAGAACTAGGTGGACCACTAGTTAAGAATACAAGTTTTGACGGTCAAGGATTTAACTGGAACATATACAATCTAAATGAGTATGACTCCAGTTCTAATTCCTTTACCTATCATGAGTCACTTTCGACTACCTGCACACCTCCTATATATTATGAGCAGTTTTGGAGCGGGGTGCAAGGCGTAACGACTGGTGTAGGAGACTATATTGTTTCTTTTAGAAATACTCGTCCTCCGTATTTAAGTTGCTCCATTTACAATGATTTGGTAGCTGCGGGAGATGAGATTACAATAGTAGATAATGTTAATAATATAATTAATGTTGGAAATGTCACAGGTGTAATTACACCATGTACAGCTACTGATACCGAACTTTCTTTTACTGTTACTGGTACTGGTCCAGGAAGTACTTTATCTACACCTGTATATGCTTATTGGGTATCTCCTGTCCCAGCTCCTGTACAACACGTAGTTAATCTAGGTTATTATCCGATAAATGGACCTGTTTGTCCAGCTGTTGGTTATGTAGACTGCCTAGCAGGCGCTATAGGAATAAACAGATGCATACCTTTTTTGACTGATGAGTTGAAGTCATACATGGTAGGTAATACTGTTGACGTTTATGACAGTAGTGACGTTTATCTAGACAGCTTTCTTGTAAATAGTTACGATGCTAATCTTTTGTATGTAAGTGGCGGTGATTGTAATATAGATACGGCTAACCTAGCGTGTACAATTAAGTTTACACCTCAGGTACTTGGTACAGGTAAGAAAGCGTATACTTTGCTTGACAACGCGGGAGCACATCCTCAAGCTAATAGTTTACCGACAGCATCTGTTATTTTAGAAAATTGTACCACAGGTAAAGAACTGGGTGTAAAAGCTGTAGATGATTCAGGCACAGACAAACTTCTTGTACTTACTAACGATCATACTAATAAAACAGTAGGTGATGTACTAACGCTGGTAGATCCTGCTACAGGAGAGGTAGAGTTTCAGACACCAACTGGTGGTGGAGGAGGCATTGCGTTTGCGGTTGCAAGTGGGACAGATACTTATACTGCGACAGTTACAGGTGTTACTGGATATGCAGATGGTGATGCATACATCATTCGATTTACCAATGGAAACACGGATGCCGCTACTCTTAATATCAATTCTCTGGGAGCTATACCACTACACCAAAACAATCAAGTTCCTTTGATTGGCGGTGATATTTGGGATGGTGGTGAAATGCTTTGCATATATAATGCTCCGGATAATAGCTTTGAATGTGTAGGTACATCACCAAATAGTTTATTTGCTTACGTTACAAATGTAAATGGTTCAACCATTTCAAGAGGTCAGGCTGTAGTTGCTTTTGGTGGTACCGGTAACCGAATCACGGTTAAACTTGCCCAAGCAAACAATGATGCTAATTCAGCTCAGACACTTGGGTTTGTTTTCTCTACATCTATAGCAGACAATCAGAAGGGTATAATTATCATCCAGGGTTACTTTACCGGACTTAGTTTATTCCCAACAGCAACATGGAATGATGGAGATCCAGTATACTTAAGTCCAACAACTCCTGGAGCAGTAACTAAGACTAAACCTTATGCTCCTAACCACTTAGTATATCTTGGAGTTGTAGCAAGTGCTAGTAATGGATCAGCGGGAAGGATGTACGTCCGCGTACAGAATGGTTATGAACTAGACGAGCTTCACAATGTCCAAGCGCAGAGTCCAAGTCTCAAGGACACCTTGTGGTATGACAACACGGTTACCCCCGGACAATGGAAGACAGCGTCTATTGCTACAATCTTAGGGTATACACCAGGTACTGTTAGTTCAGTTAGTGGTACTGGTAGTGTAGCTGGTATAACTTTATCAGGAACAGTCACTACATCAGGTAACCTTACACTTGGCGGAACACTAGCCGTACCTATTGCAAATATTACTGCAACAGGTACACCATCTGCAACTACTTTTCTGCGTGGAGATGGAAGTTGGGCAACACCAGCAGGTGGTGGTGGGGCAGCTACTATAGGTGTTACTATAGATGGATCTGGTGGTGTTATTACCCCCGGTCAAAAAGGATATGTTCAGGTACCATATGCTTGTACAATAAACTCTTGGAGAATTATTGCTAATGCTGCGGGGTCTATTGTCATAGATGTTTGGAAAACAGCTGCTCCAACAATCCCAACAGTAGCTAATACGATAACTGGGTCAGCCTTACCTACTCTATCTTCTCAGCAGACAGCAGCATCATCTACACTTACCGGATGGACTACATCTGTAGCAGCTAATGATATTATTGGCTTTAACGTGAATTCTGCTAATACAGTTTCTTGGGTAATTTTGCAACTAATAGTAACTAAGATATAATGGCAATAACTCACACCTATACAATTAACAATAAGTATCTAGAAGGAGATGCTCTTGTAACAGACGTGTCTATTCAATTTGCTGGTGACATCACCGACCTGGTTGATGTTGCAATCTACCATTTCCTACCGCAAAGTGTGGAAGAGGTAGAGGGAAATATAGAGAACAGAATAGTCACAGAGAAAGACAAAATCTTAGCCCGTCAGATAACTGAACAGGTTCTAAACGATTTGTAATATGCCAATTTGGAGGGGTACAACAAATTCTAACTGGGGTACAGCTAGTAACTGGGCTGTAGACGGTTCTGGTAATAGTGGGGTTCCAACAGCAGCTACTGATGCTATATTTGATGATCTTTCTCCTAACTGTACTGTCAATATAACAACAGCTGTCTGCCGTAACTTAAATTTTAATTCCGGTACTGGGTATACAAATACCATTACCATGACTAACCAGATAAGCGTTGGTTCAGGCACTGTAGCAAACCACTCGGTCACTCTTGCAGCCGGAATGGGTATTGCAGGGACTGGTGCTATAAATACAAGAGCTAATGGAACCACGTCACTTAGAAGCAACGGGAGAGTGTGGCCAAATGCTTTTGGTATAAATAATTCAGGAGCATTTGGAACTTCAAATGTTGCTTTACTTGATAACTGGACAATAAGTGGAAACTTATTTATTGGACCAGGTGGAGCTTCTGTTGTTATATTTTCTGGTGCGTTTACAATAAATGCTGGGGCAAATGTTACTCTACAAATAACTGGAACAAATGGTAGAATAGCTGCCACTGCTGGTTCTATATCAACCATAAGGATGACTGGTACTGGGACATACTCTAGCACTGGTATTACTAATGGCGGGGGATTAGGATTAAATTTAACAATAGACGCTCCGGGTCAAACGGTTACCCTTGCAAATGGTTCCGGGTATGGTGGTCCAGGGACAGTAGTAGGATCTACATTTTTGTATGTAGCTGGAACCGTTGTATCCGTTGGAACTTTTTACTTATATGGGGGTATTCAAACCGTACCAGCATACACCTTAAACTTAAATGGAAGTAGTTCTACCTCAGCCACAACGACTAGTTCGACAGGAGTAAACTTTAATAATTTAGAGATTAGAACAGGTGGAGTATCTGGTGCGCAGACTATAATTATAACAGGTAACATCTGTGTTGTTGGCAATCTAACCACCACACCTACATCTATTACTAAAGCCCCACTCTATACCTCAGGAGGTACAATATATTTAAACGGAAATTTTACTCATAATGCTGGAATGAGGGCGGGAACCAGCACAGTTCTTGTGTTGCAGGGAACTTCTGTAACTTATTTTGAAAGTAATGCCGTCACAACTGTTACTGCTTGGGGGATATCTTGGCAAGTACAAATAAATACAACGGGGTCAGTAACATTTTCAACCATTATTGGGTTTAGAGATGGTGGTTCTTTAACATACACTGCTGGAACGGTGACCTTTGCTCCGGGGGCAAGTATTTTAGCAGGTCAAAGTGCTGCATTTTACGGTTTAGGTTCTGGGGGAGTTACAATACCCGCTATAGAACATTTTACAGGTTCTCCTGGTGTTACTTATGGAACAATTCTGTTCTTTTATGATACGGTACCATGTAGGATATTAACTCTTAGTTTAACAGGAGCTACACTCAACTTTACCTTTACTCACAAAGGTACTATAGGGTGGGATTGTGACAACGTATCATGTTTCCTTGCACCAGCATCTAGTGGATCTGCTCTTAGATTGCTTCCATCAATAGAGTATAAAGTAAGAACAAGTTTAATAATGTTGTCTTGGTCAGCTACAGCTGGTAATGGATTATCAATATCCTCAGACCCCAATACTGCAAGCACCATATTTACTCTTCTTCCTGGCGCATCTCAAGACATGTTTTATATTAGTGCAGGTTC